GGCGGCCACGTGGTGGATAATCCTTACAAGACTCTGACCGCCTTTGATCACGAAGAAGTGACCAAATATAAAGACTGGATAGACGGCTTTCTGATTAAAAAAGGATACACATTGTGACCTGGACAGTCGCTGAATACCAAACTCAGCCTAACTGGCGGCCCAAGTTGTTCGTGTCTGGCCATTTAAACGACCGAGTATATGTCGAGTACAGGAAGTATGTTCAGGATAATGCAAAAGCTACGTTGGACCTCATTAATATCACGATGTACACCGATCTATTGCTGTGGGAACTCATTAAGAGGAAACCATAATGAACCAGGAAAGCTACGCCGCCGAGAATTGTTACCTGAAAGAACAGGTACAGTTGCTTAGCGGCAGGATAGTCTCCCTAGAAGCCGAAAACGAACAGCTGAAAGACGATATAGAACTTCTAAACAGCGGGGAAACGTATTCAAGGAACTTCCTAGCGGTATCAGCCATGCGCAGCATGTTACAGGGCGGCTGCATACCCGAAATCGTAGCTCACCGGTCCTTCGTGATTGCTGACGCCATGTTGAAGGAGATGAATCGTGACCCATTATGAAGTGGAAGAACGCTTGCGAAAAGGACAATCTATTTTCGAAAGAGCAACCTTAGACTATATCGAAAGCTTGAAGCGGTCTTTGCGCATTGCCATGGGCCAGCTAACAGAACTAGAGGCCAAGAATGCTAAAAGAAAAGTCAAAGATTCTAGGAATTGACCCAGGATTATCTGGTGCCCTTGCATTGTTTGATCCATTTGCGGAGACGCTGGAAGTTATAGATATGCCGGTAGTGGAAATAAAGGCCAAACGCTATATCGATAATGTCAGCCTGTCTAAATGGCTTGACGAGCGTAAAGCCGGAGTGGCCGTTGCTATGATTGAGCAAGTGCACAGTATGCCCGGTCAGGGAGTATCTTCCACCTTCGCATTCGGTAGGGCATTCGGATCCGTGGAAGGCGCGGTAGTAGCAAACGGGATCGTGCTAAGCAGTGTAACACCGGCTATCTGGAAGGCGTGTATGGGGGTGACGGCGGACAAGAACACCTCTCGCGCCAGGGCATCCCAGATATTACCTAAATACGCCGAATCTTGGAAATTGAAGAAGCATGACGGGAGGGCGGAGGCGGCTTTAATAGCTGTCTACGCAGCGGCCAACGTTTTCTTTGAGATAAAGAGACTGAATGATGGACAACCCTAAAGCTAAATACGCAGCAGCAAAGGTACCTATCCACCTATGGCCTAACACGGCAACCATAGAGGGGTGTTTGGCTTTACATGAAGGAGCATTGAAGTATGGAAGATCTAACTATAGGGCTACGTATATTAAAGCAACGGATTATTACTCTGCTACTCGCAGGCATTTTGATTCTTGGTTCGAAGGTCAGGACATTGATCCGGATAGTGGGCTAAAACAGCTGGGAAAGGCAATTGCTTGTCTCGCGGTGCTTATAGACGCCATAGCAGCTGGGAGGTTCATAGATGATAGGCAATACCCTGGAGGTTACCAGGAGGCCATTGCTGACGCTACGCCACATGTTGCGAGGTTGAACGAGCAGCATAAGGACAAGAACCCCAAGCACTATTCTAGGTCTACGTCCGAATCTCTAAGAAGCGTAGTTTCAATCGTGCCGGATGAGGATTTCTACGATGATTGATTGGCTGATCAATCTTGCTAAGAAGACACCTTACACGCACCTTGACGACTACATGGAGCGGTACTGGCTGATTCCGTACGGCAAATTGCCGGTTGCAGCCCGGATCCACCACATCCTTAAGTCGGATGATGACAGGGCTTTTCACGACCACCCTTGGCCGTACATGACCATCATATTGAAGGGTGGGTATTGGGAAGTCACACCAAGTTACGACATGTCCGGCCTTTACACTGGAGAAAAACGCACTTGGCATGGAGCTGGAAGCGTGTTGTTCAGGAAGGCTAAGACTTGGCACAGGCTGGAGATCCCAGAAGGTGAGCAAACTTGGACGTTGTTTGTCACTGGAAAGTGGCAACAGAAGTGGGGGTTCATGCCGAACCCGAAGACCAAGGTTCCTTATAAGGAGTATTTGGGGTAGCCCGAGCGGGAAATTTTAACCAGCTAGGTTACGGATTACTTGAAATAATTACCGGTCGGGGTTTTTAGGTGGATCTTTTTCCATACCAAGTAGAAGGGGCGGAGTGGCTAGCTGGCAGGAAGTACGCGCTGCTGGCGGACGATCCTGGGTTGGGTAAAACAACTCAATTAATCCGAGCCATGGATCTAGTATGTGCAGAAAATGCACTTTGTATTGTGCCGGCAGTCGGGCGGGTTAATTGGGGAAGGGAAATAGAAGAAGGATCCATCTTCTCGCCCAAAGTAAACCTGGTCTTCAAGCCTAAGGATTTCAAGAAGGACAACGGCATAATTACAGTTGTCTCGTATGACTTGGTATGCCGGATTCCTGAATTGATACGGCCCTGGGACATACTCATCGCAGATGAGAGTCACTTTGTTAAGAGTAAAACTGCTAAGCGCACGAAAGCGTTGGTGAAGATAGCACAAATTTCAAATCGGGTGTGGTTCGCAACAGCTACGCCCTCCCCCCGTGGAGACCCGGGGGAAATGTATGTGATGCTCAAATTGTTTGGAAAGTACACAAAGGATTACTGGTCTTACGTTAGGGAGTTTTGCGCTGGGTATGACGGCAATCACGGTTTCGTCATAACTGGAATACGCCCCCAGGCCAAAGACCGGCTCAAAGGAATGCTTGATAGCATATTGCTAAGAAGAACTAAGGAGGAAGTCATGGGGCAGTTGCCGCCAATTACCTTCGGGGAAATCACTGTAGAAGCCGGAGAAGTAGACGAAGAAATTTGCTTCACTAAGCAATGGGTCGATGGGAAGAACACGCCCAACCTGCTTAGGAAAGAAGTCGAAGAACAGTTCACCCTGATGCAATCATTAATGAAGACTGTCGGGGAAGGTCGCGACTGGATGACAGCTCTTGGAGCCATGGAAGCCAGCACGTCAACGCTAAGAAAATACGTCGGACTGCAGAAGGTTGACGGCGTAGCGGATATGGTGAAACTTAAACTTGAATCAGGTACTGACAAGATAATCCTATTTGCCATACACCGAGACGTCATAGAAACACTTCGCGTTAAGCTAAAAGCTTATAGCCCTGTCACTTTGTACGGAGGCACACCGTGCAATAAAAGGCAGCTTAACATAGATAAGTTTCAGTCTAATGATAAATGCCGGGTGTTCATCGGAAACATCAAGGCCGCCGGTGTGCTGATCACTCTCACCGCATCCAGTCACGTGATCATTGTCGAGCCCTCTGGGGTGCCGGGCGACAACGCCCAGGCGGTCATGCGAGCTCACCGCATAGGTCAGACAAGGCCCGTCACGGTTGAGTTCGTTACCTTGGATGGCAACGAGCTGGATAAGAAGATACAGCGAACGATAAAGCGCCGTACGCAGGACCTAGTGTCCTTGGGATTAGGGATTTCCATTTAGTCAAGTCTTGCGAAACTCGCAAGTTGATGATACACTCGCAACCTTCACATGGAGACATTTCATGTTCACATTTTCGATATCGTTCGACACGCTTGAAGCTATGCAGAAATTCTTGGTTGATCTATCGGAAAAGGACCTTCGTCAAGGCAAGCTAGACCTGGGGCCCCCCATAAACGCCAATGAAGTTAATGAACTTGCCAAAGAACAGGCCGCTGCAAAAGCCGTGGAAACCCCAGATTTCCCCACAGACCCCGTGGAAGCGCTGAAGAAAGTCAACGCCGCTAAAGGACTTAGTGTTTGCATGGCGATCCTAGCCAGATTCGGAGCTAAGCGCGTAGGAGAGATCAGCAAGGAAGACCAGGCCTCATTCATCGCGGCATGTGTCGCTGAGCTGGGAGCCTAGACGTGGCTCACTCCAAGATAGGAGCATCTTCTTCTAAGCGCTGGATGACTTGCCCGGGCTCGGTTCGTCTGTCAGAGGGCATCCCGAACAAGTCTTCCAAGTACGCAATCGAAGGGACCGCAGCACACACCCTGGCTGAAGAAACGCTTACTACTGGGGGTGATCCCAGGTCCCGTATCGGGGAGTACATCCCTGTAGAGCAAGATGGCCTGACAGATTTAGTCATTATCACAGAAGAGATGGCCGATGCGGTAGCGTTATACTACGACACTGTTAACCAGGGCACTGACGTAGGTACTAATTTGATAGACGTAGAAATAAAGTTCGATTTGTCGGAGTATCACCCCGGTCTATACGGCACCGCCGATTGTGTGGCTTACTGCAAGGATACTAAGCAGCTAAGTGTTTTTGATTTCAAGTACGGAAAGCGTCTTTTTGTTTCACCGGAAGAAAACACTCAGCTTATGTATTACGCCTTGGGTGCCATGATCAAGCGGAGTAGGCCAGTAGATGAGGTGGAGCTTGTAATTGTCCAGCCGCGTTGCGAAGCCGGTCCGCCAGTACGCCGCTGGAAGACTACGGCTATGCGGATTTTAGACTTCGCAGCAGATCTAGTAGAAGCAGCAAAGCATACCGAACGCCCGGACGCACCACTGGTGCCCGGGGATCATTGTCAGTTTTGCCCTGCTTCTGGCATCTGCCCGGAGCTCACAAAGAAATCGCATGAGTTGGCGCGATTAGACTTCGCCCCTCTTGTAACGTACGACCCACAGAAACTGTCGGATGCTTTGACCTGGCTGCCGATACTGGAAACATGGATAAAGAATGTCAGGGAGTTCGCCTTTGACGAATCAGCACGCGGAAACGCGATACCTGGGTGGAAGATTGTCGAGAAAGTTCCGCGTCGCAAAGTCACGCCACAGGTTACGGCGGAAGATATTGCAGAAGCTTTCGGCTGTGATGTCGCAGAAGTCTGCGAAGAACCCAAGCTGAAAGGTATCGGCGAGCTGGAGAAGCTGGCTCCAGGGAAGAACAAGAAAGAACGGGAAGCTGCTCTAGCCCCCTTCGTGTTTAAAGAATCAGGCGGGCTTGCGCTGGCGCCCGCAGATGATCGCAGACCGAGCGTTTCTGTTTCGGCGCGAGACGATTTTGCCACGCTATCCATAGAGGAAACTAGATCAAATGGCTAATAATGTTAAAACCCCGGAAGCGCGCTTGTCCTTTCCCAATCTTTTAAAGACTGACAAGAAAGGTAAGTTCTCTGCGAGCTTGTTGTTCAAGAAGGGCCAGAACTTGGATGTACTTAAGGATGCGGTAAACGCCCTTTTGAATGAAAAGTTTGGCGATAAATCCAAGTGGCCGAAAGGTTTGCGCATGCCTTTCCGTGACCAAGGAGAAAAAGACTTTCCGGGGTATGAAGAAGGGGCAGTATTCATTAACGCCCGTGCCAATCGCCGCCCGTTGGTCATTGATGCACAGCGAAATGACATTCTTGAAGAAGTAGAACTGTATGCTGGGGCCTACGTCTACGCTTCGCTGACTCCCTTTTATTATGAAGCTGAAGGTAACAAGGGAGTGTCGTTCGGGTTGAATGCCGTGCAAAAAATCCGCGACGGAGAACCCCTGGGCGGAAGACCAGATGTACGTGGAGATTTTGAAGTATTGGAAGTTAAAGAAGATCCGTTCGCATAGTCTAGCTATTTACAACACGCATTAAACCTTGGAGCGGGGCGCTTTGCCCCGCCATTTTTCCGGGCTGATTATGACCAAACTACATATAGATTTTGAAACAAGAAGTATGGCGGATCTTCCGGAGTGCGGGGTAGACGTGTACTCCATGCACCCAAGTACGGACGTTTGGTGCATGGCATATGCATTCGATGATGAGCCGGTACAGTTATGGAAACCGGGGTATGACATATCTCGGGTCCTTGAGCATGTCGCCTCTGGCGGCATTGTTGTAGCGCACAACGCTGTGTTTGAGTTGCTTATTTGGAACAATGTGCTGAGGCCCAGACTGGAATGGCCTGA